TTTCTTAAAAGGTGTTAATTAGTTATGTCTGCCGCGGTGGCGGAACTGGCAGACGCAAGGGACTTAAAATCCCTCGGGTAGTGATACCCGTACCGGTTCGATTCCGGTCCGCGGCACCAGATATGCGCAAACATTTTGTGTAGAGAGTGTAACTTTTATCACAGTTCCAGTAACAGTTACATTAGTTACGAGGAGGTCTATCGCACGTTTGGCGTAGTCCATATTGTTCTTCACAAAAATTTCACTTTTAATAGTCGTCAAAAAGGCGACTATTTTTTTATTATCCAGACTTTCTACGGATTTCACAGAAGCTTCACAAATAGATTTATTGATTTCTCTCAGCTCCACCTTAATCTGGTTCAGCCGTTGGCGGTCAAACTCGTCTGCTTCGCCTTCTTCAAAAATTTTATAGATATTGTTCAATTTCTTTTCGGCAGCGGCTTTACGTTTTGCAAGAGCTTCTTGTTCTGCAGCATGTCGGGATTCTTCTTCTTGGTAGCCTTTGGCAATGGCATCGGCTATCCTGCGCATACCGGACACAGTAAAGACAACGCGCTCTAATATCTGCATTACCCAGTGCTCTAATACTTCGGCACGGATCATGCGTTGCTGACACTTTGAAGTAGGAGTCTGTTCTTTGCGCGTGCAGCCATAATAATAATAACGCTGGCGCACACGATGGCCAACCATAGCACTTCCACACTCGCCGCAGAATACTTTACCGGAAAGCAGGTAATCATGTTTGGCCGTATATTTGGCGGCGTGGCAGCGGTTGCGTTCGCGTTTTGCTTGTACGATGAAGAAGTCTTCTTTGCTGATAATTGCGGGCAGAGCGTTTTCAATAGAGATATAATCATCGGGCCTTTTTTGAGAGTGCATATTACGTTTCCCTTTACCTTTCGGAATTTTGTTGAATGTATATGTGCCTATATATTTTTCGTTGCCGAGAATATCATACAGACTGTTTTTGCCGAACGGCTTGCCGCTTTTGGTGGTGAAGCCTTTGCTATCCAGCGCGCGGCAGATTTCAGCATACCCTTTGCCTGCAAGGTATAGCTCAAAAATAAGGCGCACAGCAGCAGCTTCGCTTTCATCAATAACATATTTTTTATCCACAATCTTATACCCAAGAGGTGGACAACCGCCGTTAAAGAGTGCCTTATAGGCGTTTTCGTTCAATCCCTTCTTCGTTTCTTTTGCGAGGTTGCGGGAATAATAAGCCGACATACCAACCATAATAGTTTCCATTACCTGGCCTTCAGGAGAAATGGTATCAATGGGTTGAGCGGCATATTCATAGCTTATGCCCAGACGTTCGAGCTTATCTTTGAATGTAAAATAATTTAGCTCGTTTCTGGAATTGCGGTCAATCTTATGGAAGATTATTACGTCGAATTTGTCTTCCATAGCATCGGCCATCATCTTGTTGTAAGCGTCGCGCTTTGTTATTTCGCGGCCACTCTTTGCTTCGTCGACGTATGTGTCAACGACAATGTAACCTTTGTTTTTTGCATACGCTTTGCAGGCGCGGAGTTGCGCGTCAATGGATTCTTCACGCTGCATATCGCTGGAAAAGCGTGCATAGATTACTGCTCTTTGCATAAAATCATCTCCTTGAATTTTATCACTTGACTTTTGCATAAAAAACTGTTGCCAACTTGACTTTTAAAAGTAAAGTTGGCAACAGTTTTTAGACGAAAAGTCAAGTGTTTATTTATATATGGTGTCAAATTCTACACTGTATATACGATTTTCTAAATTCTTAACATCAGATTCCAAACGTTCTACCTTGTCTTCTAAATTCCAAACCTGAGAATGAGCGTTATCGGTATAGCTACTTAAATCATCTAAACGTGAATATAAATTTAAAATAGCATACGATTGAAAGAAAACAATCAACACCAAAAAACAAATACATATATTTTGTTTACTAGAAAATATCATTTTCACTACAGCAACCCCCGATAGTAAGCTAGTAATTGGACGGAATTTGTAGAAAGTCTATTTCACCAGCTTCAGCAGATTTTAAAATTAAAGCAACAGCTTTGTCGACTACTGATCCTTGAGCAGTGGTTGTCCATTTTTGAGTAGTGGACATATTGGTAGATTTCTCAATAGCTCCATTTGGAGTATACGATTTAGCTTCAATCAATTTAGAAATTTCTTGTTCCTGTTTGTTGTATGTAGCTAAATAGGTAAAGCCTACGCGTTTGTCTTGTGTCATGCTCATAATCTCTAAACGCATGGCACGCTCAAATAAAGCCATTGGCTTATCTACGTCGTTTAGTTCCACCCAAGCAACATTATCCAGCCTCACAAAAAATTTAATATTATCATCACCGCCTAAATATTTCATAGGAATATTATAAGCGAAAGCGGAAACGGAATAAAACAAAAGCAGAAAAACTAAACAAAAGATCCTTTTCACCATAAACAACTCTCCTTAATCCGCAAGAGCACGTACTAACTGCAGTACTGCTTGCTGATTTTTTACGCTTAGTTTATTAAAGCTATTAACGATTTCGGGGGCCTCATCTGGACCCCAACCCACGATGTACGCAGGCGATACGCCGAAGATTTTGGCTAAAGTCTCTATTTTATCATATGGTATATTGAGTACCTTGCCCGTTTCATATCGTTGATATAATGGTGTCTGTATACCGGTCATTCGGCTGACCTCTGGCTGGGTCATGTGATTTTTCTGACGCAGACGCTTTAATCTATCTCCAATCAGCATCTTCACCACCTCCTTCTGTTGACACCATAATAACACTAAATGCAAATAAAATCAATTAAAATTTACAAATAGCGCAAATTTATGACACAAGATTCTGCTACAATAAAAATGTGATTTGAAGACGCGGACCTCATGGAAGGAGGACGCATCATGCAGGAATTGATTTTAGCTGCCATCATCAAAATTGAAGACGAGCATATATTGGAAGTTATATATGCCTTCATAACCGAACTTATATCAGATGAATAGTGGTGCAGCGGTAACGAAAGTTGCCGCTTATTTTTTTGCACAAGAAAAGCCCTGAGCATTAACGCTCAGGGCTTTTTCTTTTACTCTTTTTTGTGTTCTTGATAAAGCTTGTCGACAAACTCTTCAAAAGCAGTTTTAAGTTCTGGTGGGAGTTTGAGATATTCCAGAACCAGACGTTTTGTGAAGTCATCGTCCGACTTGATAAGCCGTCCAACCTGGTGCGCCAGCTCAACATCCACATTAGTTTCCTGACGGAACATTTCGCCGCTTCCGGTACGCAACCACAATTCATTAGCATTGAAAGCATTGCAAATGTCGAGAATGGTACGATCAGGAATGTTTTTGCCTTTTTCGTATTGATTGATTGTGTTTGGGGCACGATTAATTTTTTCTGCTAAGGCTGTTTGTGTTAGTCCTAGATGTTCACGTAGCACTTTTATTCGCTCGTTTATTTCAGCCATATAATCACCTCGCTTTATTCCATTATAGCAGGATAGACAGAAAAATCAAGAAAAAACTTCTGAAAAGGATAAAATAAAGTTGACAAAAGGATAATGAGAGTATATTATAATCATAAAGGGAAAATAAAAAATCTAAAAAGGAAAATCGGAAAGGCAGGTGAAGGTGATGAGTGAAGAATTTCGGAGGATAGAGCTTATGGCGATGCCGCCAATCAAAAAGGCTAAAGAACCTGCAATAAAAGAAAAGATTCACTTCTGGTGGGCAGAAGAAAAGCTTTTCATAGAAGATTGGACAATTATTTTGGCAAAAGCATTTGTCTTAACTACTGTAATTCACGTTCTGAGTTATATGACAGTACACTATTTGCGTCAAGTCCTGCCTTCTTAAAGAGCAAGTCGTGAGCTTCTTGGGCGGTTTGGATATAACGCGTCTGAAACTCTTCAATAACAAGAGGCTGACGCATTGAAAGAAGTTTTCGTACAGCAGCAATGGTACGGAAATGCTTCATTAGTACAGAAAAATCTTTGTAAGATAATTCCTTAGCTAGAAAAGATTTATTCTTATTCCAATCATCATCAGTTGAGGAAAGCAACATTTTTGAAGATATTGCATCAAAATGTTCTAACCAATAAAGATGATTGTTTACTTCAAAGAAGAGAATAAGGGATAAAGACTTTAATTGGTTATGGGTTTTACGAAGTTCTAGCAACCAGCCTATAAGCAAAGTAAAAGCAGCTGCAAATAAGCCGCTGCATAGGTTAGACATTAAACTGTCCATAATATCACCTCCGTTCTGTAATACCTATTATAGCACGGAGCAAGGAAAAGGAAGCAAAAGCCATGATGATGATGAAAACCAAAAAGGTAAAACTGTACGGCGAGAAGCTGCGCAAACTGAACACCGCTATCCACGAGCGGGACAACAACTGCTGCATTATCTGCGGTAAGTACGTGGACCCTAACGAGAAGTTCCATCATGAACCTTGCGGGGCAATGAAGAGTGATGAAATTTCCAAAGGCGTAACACTCTGTTATGACTGCCACGCTGAACGCCATTTTGGCAAAAACAGTAATGCAGTCAGAGCACAGATTAAAGAATATCTGCAAAGCATTTATAGTTAAAGGAGGGTAACACAATGATTGTTGTAACTGATAAGCAGAAAGAAACCATCAAAAAAGTGGAGGATATGGGAAAGGCTGATATTGATGGCCTGAAAGCAGCCGCCATTTTTCTGAAGGGCCTGCAAACGGCGATGATTATTCTTGCGGAAGACAAGCAGGAAAACAAAACGGCATAAGGGGCGAAGTGTTATGAACAGACCTGAAGACTATACCATTGTAGTCGAAAACGAAGGCGAACTGAGCGACTACGCAGTGAATATGTTTGCAAAGTGGGCCTTGGAAATCGGGCGCAAGCAGGGCTTGTGCGATAAAGAGGGTGAAAAGAAATGTGTAAAGCAAAGCGCATGACATGTGCAGAGCTGGAAAACAAAATTGTTGACCATGCCAAACGCTGTAAAAAATATAAGCCTAACGCAGCAATAAGAGAACATGAGGCTAGTATGAAATACGAGCGCCTGATGCGTGAACGCCGGGCACAGCTGGCACGTGAAGCTGATGAAAGAATGAAGGCCAGCACTGCCTATGCACTGCGCTTCATCTTTAAGGAGAGATATAAAAATGGCCAATGAAAAAACTGTTGTCTGGTATCGTCCGGGCAAACCGGTGAAGGCCGTGCGTGTTGAGCTTAGTTTGGCCAATATGCAGAAGCTGGTAGGCGGCAAGATACAGATCGTACCGCTGGAAGCCAAAGGCAGCAGCCCTGAATATACGCTGATATGCAACGAAGACGGCAAGAACAAATATCACAATGACGCTTTGTTCCCGTTGCTGAACAATAATGGCAATATCGTAGACGTTATATTCGGTCCCTGCTTTATCGCCGGTAAGCTGATGAACGATGAGAACGGCGAAGAAACATTTATCGACCTGCTGCGTGAAGACTATCTGAGAATAGTCCGCCGCTTTGGGAAAGGAGCTGTGAAGAATGAGAAGAAGGAAACTGCGGAAACTGAGGCTGCTGACCTTAGGCAGCTTACTGCTTGCCGTAATATGCTTGCTAGATTACGGGCCCGCAAGAATGGTAAGTGCAGCTTATCAGATGGTTAAAGGCCAGGAAGTTACCGAGATTGTTGTACCTTACCATGTATTGGAAGAAGGAGACACTTTGGAAGGAATCTGCTGCAGATTAAAAGATGAATACGGCGATAAGCGCGACTGGCGCGAAATTGCTTTTTATGTCTGCAGGGATAACAACAAGAAAGACGGCTGGGTATATCTCGGGGAAAAAATCAATGTGCGCCTGCATGTACCGGTCGAAACAAAATAAAAAAGCCGCCTGCAAAAAGCGCAGACGGCATGGGGATGTATGAAGTTACCAGCATCCATACATCCCTATTTTAGCATATAAGAGTGATGATAACAAGGAGGCAAAAAAATGGATTATGACGTCAAATTTGTTGAATACAAAGGCGGCAATATCAAGGTAAGCTATACCGTCACTCCGCTTAACTCACATGAGGAAGCGAGTATAATCAGCCGCATTGACAAACCGCATGAAGATTTCATGCGTGCCTGGATGGAGCTGCCAGAAATAGCACGTAGACTGTTGGAGTTTCCGCTGGCCAACGAAGACGGCGAAGAGCTTGGCATTATGGTTACCAAGGTAAACTTTCTGACAAGCAAAAACTTTGGCAGAGGCATGCAGCTGGTGGCGCTGCTGCTGGGCTTCAAGAACTGCAAGCAGCCGCTGCAGGTAGTGACGCAAAAGTTTTATGAGAATGCCGTAGATCATAGCAAGAGATACACGGATGAACCGTTTCCTTTGCAACAGTTAACGCCGCGAGAAGCTGATGTTATGTTCCTCATAAAGAAGGAAGCCTTTGACTATGCGTATCACTGCAAGCGTGAACAGCCAACAATAGATGAGGCGCAGGACGCCTACGAGAATGGCGGTTATCCCGACGAAGAAGAATAAAAGGAGTTGAATGAAAATGGCTGTAGTAAATATGCCGGTAGAATGTCTTATCCCGCATCCGCAGAACCCAAGAAAAGACCTGGGCAATCTGGAAGAACTGACAGCGAGCATTAAAGAGAATGGTATCTACCAGAACCTTACCGTAATCCCGGTCAACGAAGCTGTACCGGGTGAAGAACCCAAGTATATGGTGGTTATTGGCCACCGTCGCCTGGAAGCTGCGAAACGCGCCGGGTTGCAGGAAGTGCCGTGCGCTATCGTAAGAGGCATGACGGAAACGCGGCAGCTGCAGACTATGCTGTTAGAGAATATGCAGCGTAGCGACCTGACAGTTTATGAACAGGCTCAAGGCTTCCAGCAGCTTCTGGACTTTGGTATGGATATCGAAGATATCTCCCAGCAGAGCGGCTTCAGTAAAAGCACTATCAGACGGCGCTTGGAAATCGCTAAGCTGGACCAGAACAAGCTGAAGGAGCTAAGCTCTACCCGCCAGCTTAGTCTGAAAGAGTTTGACGCGCTGGCAAAAATCAAAAACATGGAAGCCAGAAACGAAGCAATGGAGAAGATTGGCACAAATGATTTTGCTTTGGCGGTAAAGCGTGCTATGGATAAAGAAAAGCTTGAAGCTGCTATGCCGGCGTTCCTGGCAGATATGGAACGTCTTGGCATCAAGGAATTTCCGAATAGTGCCAATAAATACAGCAGCAAATATAGACGCATTGGCAGTTTGGACCTCTATGAGTATGAGGTAACAAAAGATAAAATTCCCAAGAAAACAGCTGGGGTGTATTATGAGGACAGCTATCCGAGAAACGTAGAGTTTTACGTCAAGGAAACAAAAAAAGGTAAGGTTAAAGAAAAAAGCGCCAAGGAGAATGAAAAAGAAAAACGTATCAAGGAAGCATGGTTTAAAGTCGATGCTATGGCTGCAACGCATTATGAGCTGCGCAAAACATTTATGGAAAATTTTAAAGCTACCACTAAACAGCATGAGCTCGTGCTGATGGGAGCCTATAGCGTGGCGGTATTGCAGGGAGTTGCGTACATAGGATTGGGCAGCGTAAACAAAGAAGCTGGGATAGATAACAAATACTTCGATTCCAAGCGAGACGAGAAAGCAGTCAAGCTGGCCTTCGATGGTTACTTTGATATCCAGCAATGCGCAAAGGTTATCTACAAATTGTTCGGTGACAGTGAAAAAGAAGATTATGCCGACAATAGCCGCTTTGGATATCCTACATACAAAATCAATCCAAGACTTGAGGCACTATATCATTGGCTCGTTGCTCTTGGCTATCAGATGAGCAGCGAAGAAAAGCTTCTGGCAACTGGCCAGCATGAAGTATTTCAGCAGAAAGTTATAAAAGGAGATTGACCATGACAATTAAAGAACTCTATGAATGGTCGCTGGCGAATAACGCAGAAGATCTGACAATCATGAACATTGACTATATAGATGGCAAGCGTGAAACGATTGATTTTCATGAAGTCGAAACGGACGATCATGATGGCCATAAATTTGTGGTGTTGTATTAAAAGGAGCTTATAAATGGACACGGCAATAGATGAATTTACAATCAACCTGGCCATTACAATTATCGTTATGGTGTGCGCATTGGCGCTGGTAGGAGGAAAAGACGATGAACGATAAAGAAAGAATAATCATGGACTACGTCAACAGAGCGCAGCTGGCCATCAATGACTGGCAATGCAGCGGCGAGCTTTATTACCTGGAGCAGGCAAAGGCAGAGCTTGCCAAAACTGTTCTCTTGGCTGATGAACTGACCAAGGAAAAACCAGCTTCTCTTCAATATAGCGCAGAGGTGCAGGGCCGCTTTGTTTCTAGCTATTTGTGCGATACTCCGGAGGAAGCCTTGGAAGATATTCGTACCGATCTTATCGTGGGTGATTTGGTTATAGTCCATAAACAAGAAGAATCCCAATGGCATCCTTATATTGATATGGATGATCTGATTGAAAATTTTATAAGCCAAGCAGATGATGAGGCTGGCGAAGGTGCAGAAGCATGGTGCGATTTTATTTCCGGTAATGCGCTGGCGCAGGCGAGAAAAGAGCTTGATGAACAGCTCAACGATGTATTGGAGGCATGGCTCAGAAAACATAAAGTTGAAGCCGGTTGGTATGACAGAGCCGGCATTGAGGGAACGTATAGATTTTGCGGTGATAAGTTTATCCGTGTTAGCAAGGCTGGCGATGACGCATGAGCCAGCTAAGAAAAATGGAACGCAGAAAGCAGAAGAAGCGGCATCTGTTGGGCGGCGAAGAGCGCCTGCAGGTAAAGGCCGGAGCCAATGAACCCTTTGGCATCAGCAAGGCTGGCTACAATGCTATCTATCAGGCGGGCTATGAAGCAGGTATGCAGGCAGAGCGTGATAAGATGATACCGTATTATGCTAAATACTTCACCCATCAGATACTGGCAGTCTGCTACAAGATACTCATGGAGAACTATGGAGAAATCCATGTACGCAATACAAGGCTCGAGAAATTCACGGAGCTTTATGGCCGTGGCCTTGAGATGCTGGGCGAAGACAAAAGCACCGAACAATATCTTGAGTACATCGAACAATATGGAATGCACATCAATTGGAAGGAGCCGGTGACGTGAACGCAAATCAGAAGCTATGCTGCCTGGAAATAGACTATATCGTATATCGCCTGCTGACTACCAAAAGAATCCGGTATGCTCAGCATCTGGCCTGCAACAGAAAGAAGAAGCTCAGAAGCTACTTGAACAAAAAAAGAAGCCTTAAAGACAAGTGCTTTTTGGAAGCAAGGCGGCTGCCGCGCTTCTGCAAGACAAAAAATAACTATATATAATAGTAGAAAATGGGCAGGCGAAAGGCCTGCCCAAAGCTTGATAAAGCATATTAATTGAGTGACATATCAGAGCCTGAAAAAAATATAAGCCGAAATAAGATGGGCAGAATGGAGCGGAAGAATGTATGTAAAACGGACATGGAGATGCGGAAAATGCATCGAAGTAGAAAAATATCAGACCTTCCGCTACAAAGGAAAGATGACCACCCGCGCTCCGCAAAGCAATCCTACTCCGGAAGCTATGGGCAAGGTAAACGAGCGCAACAGTTATAAGAATCTTCGTCGTCTGCTTAATACTAATTTTGGCAAAGGCGACCTGCATTGTGTATTGACCTATGCTCCGGATAAAAGAGCAACCAGTCCGCAGGAGGCAAAAAAAGATATTCAGAAATTCTGCCGCAATGTGAAACAGAAATGCAAGCGTCGCGGCTCAAATTTCAAATATGTGGCTGTAGCTGAATACGGTAAGCGCTCTATGCATTTTCATGTTGTTATCCATAGCGGGCTGAAGCTGCAGGAGCTTGGCGATATGTGGCCGCATGGACGTATCCATGCAACGGAGCTGGACGGCAGCGGAGATTATGACAGGCTGGCCAGCTATCTTATCAAGCAGACCAACAAGACCTACAACGATCCGGAACGCAGAGTGTTTGCCAGACGTTATGTTACGAGCCGTAACCTTGAGCAGCCGGAGTGTAAGATTGAGAAAGTCAAGGCTGACAGCTGGCGTGAGACGCCGTCTGCACCCAAAGGTTTTTATGTGCTGCAAGATACTATCGTCCAGGACGTCAGCGAGATTACCGGATATCCGTATCAGTATTACCGTTGCCTGGCACTAGGTGGCGGGAAACCATTGAAAACAAAAAGACTACGCAGGTAGGTGTTTATATCAGCGGCGGAATCTGCCTCGGTAGTTATATACAAGCAAAAAAACGGACAGGCGCAAGAAGAAGTATATCCGCTGCTGCTATAAGCACGGAAAGGGGGAATAAGATTGCTGGTAAAGCACTGGCAGCGCGTCGCAGAGACACGCTTTAAGTATCACAAAAAAATTCAGATGGCCGTGGATGAAGCACGTGCCTGCAGGCATCCGCATGGGCTGAAGGACGAGCTGAAGCCTAATCCTACCCAGCAGGACGCACTCAAGGGAATACTGCCGCTGAAAAAGGTTAGCGTATACATCGGACGTCGGAGCTATGAGCTTGTCATTGAGCAGCCGGAGGAGTGGCTGGCGGTGATAAGGGAGACGTATGCCTTATACAAAGACTCTCCTATTGGCCACGCCATGCACAAATACTATGACAATTACGAGAACAGGCACGTCCAGCCGGAGGTTATCAGTGGGCTGCAGGGAGTGAGCCGTCAGACGTTCTATGCCTGGCGCAATGAGTTTTTAAGTGACGCTGCAATAATAGCAGCGCAGCATGGAATAAAATTTTTTTAAGCATTGCCGTTTTGTACTTTACAAATCGGCGCTTTTGACGTGGTAAAATAGTATTGTGCAAAATAGCAAGTAAAAACAAAGGCCCTGACGGAGCGTTCTGTCGGGGCTGTTTTTATGTCAAAAAACAAAGGAGGTGAAGGCACTATGGCAGAGGTAAAAAAAGCAGTCAAAAAAGCTGTTAAAAATTCCGGTAAAAAATCCACCCTGAAAGCGGGTAAAAAAACCACGTCGGAAACACTCAGTCCGGCGCAGGAGAAATTCTGCCTGGAATACCGCAAGCATGAGGGTAACGGCACTGCTGCAGCCATAGCTGCCGGGTACAGTGAGAGGACCGCCGCGCAGCAGGCTACAAGGCTGTTAAGAAATGTTAACATTCTGAAGCGCATAAAAGAGCTGGCAGATGACGCTATCAGAAAGCAGATTATCGGGCTGGATAAACGCGCTCTGGTGCTCAGTAAAATTGCCGAAGATGACGCTGCTGATGTGCAGGCCAGAATCAGGGCGATTGACGTTCTGAACAAAATGGATGGCGTGTATGTCATCAAGACTGAAGTTAAGATTAGCGGCAACGTTAATGTGTTGCTGAAAAGGCGAAAGAAGGAGTAATGGACCATGAAACCTCAAATTAGCCAGGAAGACTACGATGCTTTAGTAGGCTATCTTGCTGAGTGCCAGCATGATCCGGAGCTTTTCGTAAAGCTTTCTTTCCCTTGGGGTGAACCTGATACTCCGCTGGAGAATAAAACAGGTCCTGAGAAGTGGCAGCTTGACATACTGCGTGAAATAAAGGACGAAGTAAAAACTGCTGATGTTGCCATACGTGAAGCAGTAGCCAGTGGCCACGGCATTGGCAAATCGGCGCTGGTGAGCTGGCTCATTCTTTGGGCGCTGGGTACTTGCTCTGATACGCGCGGCGTTGTTACCGCTAACACTGAGGCGCAGCTTCGCACCAAAACATGGGCAGAGCTTAACAAATGGTACAACATGTGGATAGCTAAACCATTGTTTGATTATACTGCGACAAGCATTTTCTGCAACGTTGACGGTAACGAAAAGACTTGGCGTATAGATGCAATTCCGTGGAGTGAAACAAATTCTGAAGCGTTTGCTGGCTTGCATAATCAGGGCAACAGAATTTTGATTATCTTTGACGAAGCATCAGCGATACATGACACCATCTGGGAAGTTACGGAAGGTGCCCTGACTGACGCGGATACGGAAATCATCTGGTGCTGCTTTGGTAACCCGACACGTTCCAGCGGCCGCTTTTATGATTGCTTTCACAAGCACAGAAATTATTGGCATACTCGCAGAGTAGATAGCCGCAGCGTAAGCTTTTCTGATAAAAAGCAGATTGAAGCGTGGCGTGAAATTTATGGCGAGGACAGCGACTTTTTCAAGGTCCGCGTGCGTGGCGAGTTCCCTTCTGCCAGTGATAAGCAGTATATCTCTCAGGATATCGTGGATGAAGCACGGAAAAGGGTACTCAAGACATATCAGTATAATTTTGCTCCGGTTATTATTGGCGTAGATCCTGCGTGGACCGGCGCGGATAAAATCTGCGCATACCTGCGTCAAGGTAATTACAGTAAGCTGCTCTTTGAATATCCGAAGAATGATAACGACCTGCAGCTTGCGGGTAAGATTGCGGCGCTGGAGGATGAATACCACGCTGATGCAGTCTTTATTGACCTTGGCTATGGTACCGGCATCAAGAGTGCAGGCGATGCTTGGGGAAGAAATTGGACGTTGGTATCGTTCGGCGGCACAAAAGGCATACCGCCTAACTGTGTAAACAAGCGCGCTGCGATGTGGCAGGATATGCGGCGTTGGCTTATGGAGGGTGGAGCAATATCACCTGATGACAGCGTGCTGGCTGATGACCTCGTAGGACCGGAGCTTGCTCCGCGTGATGATGGCAGAGTGCAGCTGGAGAGCAAGGAGAGTATGAAAAAGCGTGGGCTTCCATCTCCTAACAGGGCAGATGCATTGGCGCTTACCTTTGCTTTTCCGGTGCTGAGCAGAAAACAGGAACATGAATACGCCTGGAGCGTCGACAATGGCGCGCAGGAAGAATATGATCCGTTTCATGGAATGTGGTAGGAGGTGAGACCATGGAAGAAATCATTATGCAGCTGCATGGCGGCGGTGGTGGTGGCGGCGGAACGCAGATTAAGCAGAACGCACCCGGAAGCCAGAGCGCCGCAACTATTGACAGCGCAACTGAAGGACAGCGTGAATCGCTGCGTGAAAAGCTGAGCAAGGCAAGAGGCCGTAACTTTACCAACAAGACCGGCGGCAGCATGGTAGATACAATCAAGAAAGCATTGCTGGGTGAATAGCAATGTTTGAAGAAATCTATCGAGACACAAAGCTGCTGAAGGATAAGCGCTTCGTTCTGGAGCAGATGTACCAGCGGCGTACGTCGTTTGAACCGACGTGGCAACTGTTGTCCCGGTATATCGTTCCGTATCGAGGACGCTTCCACGAGCGTGGCGGCAGCATTGACGGAGAGCGACGTGACCGCTATCTTATCGACCCTTATCCGATGGATGCTGCAGGCAAATGCGCTGCTGGCCTGCAAAGCGGATTGACGTCCCCAAGCCGTCCGTGGTTTGAGCTGTCTTTGGCTGACCAGGAAAAGGCTGAATATCATCCGGTGCGTCAATGGCTGGATGATGTGCGTGACGTTATGATGGCCATATATGCACGTGGCAATACCTACGCTATGCTGTACGATATCGAGGCTGAGCTTTGCCAATTTGGCACAGCAGCGGCGCTGATGATGCAGGACTATAATACCGCTCTCTGGCACCGCAGCTACACCTGCGGCGAATATGCAGGCGGTGTGGATGCAAGAGGCAGGCTTTATTCCTTTGGCAGGCGTTTTGAATTGACCGCTCCACAAATGGTAGCGGAATTTGGCATTGATAACGTGAGCGTGGCCGTAAAGACCGCGTACAACAACAATGACCATACACAGCGCTTTGAGGTTGAAATGCTCATCGTCAAAAACAATGAGTATAAGCCTGAGCTATTAAAGCCCGGTAACTTCCCTTGGCAGAGCTTTTATTGGGAGCGTGGCAATCAGCAGCAGTTCCTGCGTATCAGCGGTTACAAGGAGCAGCCTTTTATTATGCCGCGTTGGACTAAGGTGGCCAACTGCGAATATGGTTATGGTCCTGGGCATAATGCCTTGGGTAACTGTATGCAGCTGCAGCGTATTGAAAAAGCAAAGCTCCGCTGCATTGATAACGAGGCTGACCCGGCTATGATGTTCCCGGCAAGCTTGAAGAAAGTCAACCGCCAGCCAGGTGCGAATAACTTTATCCCCGATGGTACACAGATGAATGCTTATCCGATGATACCGCCGGGAGCAAAGCGCTACGAAGGCATGATAGCCTTGAGCAACGATAAACGCCAGCAGATAAGCGCTACGTTCTATAATGACCTTATGGTAATGCTGACGCAGGCGCAGAACAATCCGCAGATGACCGCCAAGGAAGTCGCGGAACGTCACGAGGAGAAAATCCTTATGCTGGGGCCGGTGCTGGAGCAGTTCCATAATGAGGTTCTGGACCCGCTGACCTTGCGTACGTTTGGGCTCTGTATGCGCAACGAGCTTTTTCCGCCTATGCCGGAAGAGATTACTGCAGACGAGCTGAAGGTTAATTTTGTGAGCCTTTTGGCGCAGGCGCAGAAGATGGTAAGTCTGCCGAGTGTACAGAATGTACTTGGCATGGTAGGTAACGTAGCAGGTATCTATCCTGAAGCTGCCGATATTATCAACATCGACAACGTAATCCGTGAGGTTGGCGTTATCAGCGGTACGCCTGAGAAAATCATGCGCAGCGAAGACGAGGTGCAGCAGCTCAGAGAGCAACGCCAGCAGGCACAGGAAGCACAGATGCAGCAGGCGCAGATGGCACAGGGTGCAGAAGCGGCCAAGACCGGTGCGGAAGCTGCAAGGCTTTTGAGTGAGGTGCCGTCCAATACGGATAATGCTCTGGATGATATGCTGAGCAGAATGGGGATGAGCTGATGGAAAAGCAAAGATTTGCTGAACTGCTCGTAAACGTCATGCAGACGCAGACGGGTAGGGAATTTATTTATGAGCTGCTCGACACAATGGAAGTGAATACCCCTAACTATGTTGTCGGGCGTGAAAGTGTCATGGGGTACGAGATTGGCCGGCGCAGCGTTGGCGAAGAACTGCTCCGTATGCTGAGAGATGATACTGAGGAAGGCCTGCAGCTGGAGCTGCTGATGCGGCAGGAAGCGCGGGACCGTCCCAAAGAAAAACACAAAGATGAATTCTATGACCAATTTGAAGGAGGTAATGTATAATGCGAAAGAAATGGTTGTTCTTTCTGGCTCCTGACGGCGGCGATGCTGGCGGCGGTGAAGGCGGAGCTGGTGGCGATGGCGGCACCGGTGGTGACGGTGGTGCTGCAGGTGGCAGTAAAAGTATCTTTGATAATCCTGATGGCGGCAATTCCCCTGGTGACGGTGGTGGCAATCCTGCTGGTGACGGCAGCGGCAATCCTGCTGATGCTGGCGGCGGCGCTGGCGAAGTACCGGAAAACTATGAGTTTAACCTGGGCGAAGGCCTTACAATCACCGATGAACAAAAAACAGCGTTTACCGCCATAGCTAAGGATGCAAAGCTTTCGCAGGCACAGGCTGACAGCCTGCTGAAAATGCACAGCGAGATTATCAACGGCTATATGCATGCTGCAGAAGATGCCGTTGAAAAAAATATCGCTGAATGTCAGAAGCTGGGGCTGATTACAAAAGAAAACCTGGGCTTTGCGAAAGCCGCAGTAGATACCTTCGGCGGCAGTGAGGCAATGAATGTGCTGGTGCAGACCGGCGCAATTAATCATCCTGCTGTATGCAAGATGTGTATCGAAATTGGCCGCCTGCTTGGCGAGGATAACCCGCCTGATACTCATATTGGCGGTGGCAAAAGTGTAAGACCGGAAGATGTACTCTTCCCTAACAGTAAATATTAAGGAGTGGTAACAAATGGCACAAACAGGACTTTATAACAACACTGGCTTGGTGACTATGTATGATATTGCGCAGCAGCTCCGCGCTGACGGCAAAGAGGCTGACGCACAAGTAGTAGAATTGCAAGCGAAAACTAACCGCTTCTGGGAAGTATTCCCGGTGAAGACCTGCAACAATAAAACTGCTGAGACCGCGCTTATCCGTACTGCTTTACCTGATGTTGCATGGCGCATGATTAACCGTGGCGTAAGCCCGACTAAATCCAGCATGGAACAAGTTTCCTTTACTACTGGCGGTGTAGAAGCAATTGCACAGATTGATGAACGCCTAATGAAGCTTAACAGCAACAGCAATACTTTCCGACTGAATGAAAACTACGCCCATCAGGAAGCAATGAGCCAGAAAATGGCGACTACTTTCTTCTATGGCGATGAAAAGATTAACCCTGCGGGTTTTACCGGACTAAGCGCATACTATTATGATAAAGCAGGGCAAGATGAAATCTATGCTGACCAGATTGTAGATGCTGGCGGTACTGGTAACAACCTGACCTCTTTATGGGTAGTAACATTTGCACCTGATACTGTTTATGGCATTGTGCCGGAGGGGGTGCCTGGCGGTTATCATTATCAGGATAACGGTCGTGTAAAAATCAGGGATGCTCAAAACCGCGAATACTACGGCTACGAATCTCAATACAACTGGGACGTTGGCCTTTGCGTTCGTGATCCGCGATATGTTGCACGTCTGGCCAACATTGATGTAACTAAGACTGATGGCATGGAACTCATCGACAACCTGATTAAAGTTTATGATTGCATCGAAAACCCTGATCATGGTCGTACTGTAATTTTGTGCAACCGCAAGGTGCAGACCTTAATTAACATCATCGCACAAAAGAAAACTAATGTTAACCTGACGCTGGAAGATTTTGGCGGTAAACGTATTCAACATTTCTGGGGTTCTCCTATCCTGCGCAATGACTCTATCCTGAGCACCGAATCTCAAGTTCCGGTAGAATGAGGAGGTAATAAAAATGGCTGTAATGATTGACGCTAAATTATTGTTCTGTGAAGACGTGGACACAGCGGCGAGTGTAACCAGCACTGTTCTTGACCTCGGCCGCAACAAAGTATTAAAACCGTTGTATGTGGACGTGAAGCTTACAAAAGGCGTAACTGCTGGCAGGGTAAAATCTGTTGAGCTGCAAACAAGCGCAGATGAAGCGTTCTCGTCTCCGGTTAGCGAAATGACGGTAACCGTTGGTAAAACTGCGGAGCAGCAGAAACGAGCCTGCCAGCTGGCGCAATTCTTTGCGAGTATCCAGCCACAAGGACGTTATGTGCGTTTGGTTATCACTGGTGATACTACAGCTCCTGCCGGTGGCAAACTCTGGGCATATCTTTCCCAGAATATCCAGGTGCCGTTATGAGATACAAAGTAATCCGCAACTGCTATTGGGGCAACCGCCTTTGGGAAAAAGGCGAAGAAGTGGAATTGAAAGGCGATGTGCCGGAACATTTCCGCCCTATGAAAAGCATTAAAGAAAAATTAAATGCGGTGGAGCTGCCGTCTCAGCCTGAATTGGAAGAAACTGCTGCGGTACCTGATGGTGTACCGCTAGAAGAAATGAACCCTGGCCAATTGCAAAAACTGGCACGAGAAAACGGCCTTAAAATGCCGAAGACCGCAAAAAAAGAAGAACTGATTTCCGCTCTGCGCGGAGAATAACATCGGGCCGGAGCTTATTCCGGCCTTTTGTTTTAGGAGGAAACCATGAACAACATTGAAATTTGCAACCTTGCGCTTGGCCGTATCGGCGTAGACGAAATCAACCGCATGGATGAGGCAAGCCAGCCTGCGAGAATCTGTACACGTTATTTCAATTTTACCCGTCAGAACGTATTGCGCCGCTTTCCTTGGACGTTCGCAACAAAACGTGTGCAGCTGGCGCTGCTTAATGAAACGGCACCTGATTATAAATACGTCTATCAATATCCTTCTGATGCTCTGGCCATACGCCTTATGTACAATGACAGCTTTGTTGGCCTGCCTAAAGATAACTACTTCCGCATTATGAACGGCAACGGCGGACGCAAGATATACAGTAATATCTCTAACGCCTATGTGGAATATACTGCAGACGTAAAGGACAGCGAAACATTCGACAGCCAATTCATTGAAGCCTTCAGCTGGAAGCTGGCGGCGGAGATGGCGTTCGCTTTGACCGGTAATATTAACCTTGCGACAAATGCTATCCAGGCATACAATGCTTACTTTACGGAAGCGGCTGGCGAGGATGCTGCAGAAGACAATCAGGAAGAAGCTGTACAGGACAGACTGGCCAACGCCAGATGGGAGGGCTGACTATGGGACTGTATCAACTGAAGCCCAGCTTTGCCGGCGGTGAATTGTCGGATAGCATGTACGGCCGCGTCGATATCAACAAATATGATAGCGGCGCTGCCACGTTGAAAAACTTTACGGTGCAGCGTTATGGTGGCGTGCGTAACCGCAACGGCTTCCGGCATATTGGCGTAACCTATGAAGGTAAGCGTGCCTTCTATATCCCCTTCCTGTACAACACCAATGAAACCTATATCATAGAAGTCACTGCAGGGCATTGCCGTTTTCTGTACAACGGCCAATACATAGTAGAGGATAACGGAGAGCCTTATACAATAAGCAACAATCTTAATCCAGCCGACCTGCAGGGCATCTGCAAAATAAAATATACGCAGAGTGCTGACGTGCTTTTTATCGTGCATCCTGACCATTATCCTATGACGCTTACGCGCTACAGTACATACGACTGGCGCTGGGAACAGATGCCGATAACAGGCGGTCCGTTTGAGGACAGTAACGGCTCTGCGGCAACGGAAGAAGAACAGACGGTACAATTATATCGTTATGGTCCTGGAACCTACGAGCTGACGCTTCCCGATACCGTAACAAATATCTCAGTAGAGATGGCTGGCTCTGGCGGCGGAGGTGGTGGCGCTGCAATCTTTGGACAGTACGTTGCTCCGGGCGGCGATGGCGGCACGGGTGAATATATTCGTTTTTCAACTGATGTGCAGGCTGGACAAAAATATAAGATTGAGGTTGGCGCAAGTGGTGCAGGCGGCAACGGCAAACAAACGGAGTCGCTGGGTAAATTCCAGAGCATAACAGGAGAAAATGGCGGAGCTGGTGGCAATACTGTTGCGTTCGGTCGAACAGTTAAAGGTGGCGAGGGAGGAACAGGTGGTAAAGTTTTTTTCCGTTCAGTAATTACACCCGGTAGCCAAGGAACGAGTTATAGCGGCGGCGCTGTCGGCGGCACCAAAGGAACCGACGCTGGCAATATCAACGGCAAAAGCGGCGGTGACGGGTACTGTAATATCCGCTTCCGATATGGCAGCAAGGCAGCGAAGATAACGGCCAGTGCGACGGAAGGCGAAGTCACGTTAACGGCAGATAAGGATATCTTTGAGAAAGACAACATTGGCAGCCTTATTGAGCTGACTCATTATAAAAAAAGCGAATACAAAAAAGGTGTGCCCGATGCAACGGATGCGCTGCTGGTAAGCTGTCTGCCGGGCTCTAGCGTCTATGTAGAGAGCTTCGGCTTCTGGAAGGGAAACTTTTCACTGGAAAAATATAATGAGAACAGCTCTATGTGGGAGCTTGTAAGAACGCAGGACGGCAATCACAGCCAGAACTACAACTTTACCGAAAAGAACGAAGAGGAATACATTGTCAGGTACAGGGTAACCTCAACAGAGTTTGATACAACCATCTGGAGCGGTGAGAATGAGAATCAGACCGGTTATGTCACCGTGCAGAGCTTCGGCAATGATTATAGCGGTATTGTGAAAATTACTGAGTACATCAGCGGTAAAAAGGTTAAAGGCAAGGTGCTGCGCACGATTGGCAGTACAGACGCTACGCAGATCTGGGCTTTTTCTCCGTGGAGCAGGAGCAAGGGCTATCCGAATGCAGCAGGCTTCTTTGAGGACCGCCTGGTATTTGCCGGCAGCACAAGATATCCGCAGACGTTCTGGAGCAGCAAGGTAGGAGATTATTATAATTTCGGTGTATCGACACCTGTGGTAGACGATGATGCAGTAACGGCTACTCTAAACGGCAGCCAGATGAATGGCATCAAAGCCATGGTAGCCTTTGGAGAATTGATTCTGCTGACAAGCGGCGGCGAATATAAGGTAAGCGGTGGCCAGGGCAAAGCGCTCACGCCTAGCAATACTTTAAGTCAGGCGCAGGAATACCGCGGCATATCTGACGTGTTGCCGGTAACGGTAGGCAGCAGAATTGTTTTTGCGCAGCAGCAGGGCAACATCATCCGTGACCTGGCATACAGCTATGAGGCTGATAAATACACCGGCGATGACCTCAACCTACTATGCTCTCATCTCTTCGATGGCCACAAAGTAGTAGCTATGACCTACCAGCAGACTCCGGACAGCATCATATGGTTTGTCCGTGACGATGGCTTACTTCTGGGATTGACCTATATCAAGGAGCAGGATATCTACGCATGGCATAAGCACAGCATTCAGAATGCGCGCTTTGTCAATGTCTGCTGCATCCCTGGCGGAGAATGTGACGAGCTTTACGCTGTCATAGAACGTAACGGCCAATACGAGAACGTTATGCTGGAAAAGAGGAACGATAACGATGTGCCGGAAGAACAGATTTATGTTGACGACGGCATAACCGTACGTGGCAGCGATATAAAAGAGGTAACAGGCCTGACGTGGCTGGAGGGTGAAACCGTGGCCATACTGGCTGACGGAAACGCGCTGCCGCAGCAGAAGGTGGAAGGTGGTAAGGTTACGCTGAGCGAAAAGCATGGCTACAGTGTTGTGCATGTAGGACTGCCTATTGATGCAGTCATAAAGACACTGCCGATAGAATTCCAGATGCAGGACGGCAGCTCCATTAGCCGCAAGAAGCGCATAGGCAATCTTTCCGTCCTCTTTAAAAACACGCGTGGCGGACTGTATGGCCTGAGTGAGGGAAAACTGGATGAAATCAAATGGCGCGATACTGAAGCATATGGCCAGCCTACAAAACTTTTCACCGGTAAGAAAAAAATCGTCCTGCCTGCTGCAGGTTGGGACGAAACGCAGCAGCTTATCATTAAGCAGGATGCGCCGCTGCCGATGACGGTATTGGCCATTGTGCCGGAGATTGTGCCGGGAGGATAATATGGCGGAATATACTTTTTCTCGTCCGTCTGATAGAGATATTGAATACGTGGCTGCACATCTGCGGCAGGACAACAGGCAGGAACTGGCGGCGTTGTATGGTGCCGGACATGAGCTGGATGTTTTAAAAAGAAGTGTCAGATACAGCGAACTGATTGGCTGCTTTTATGTTGATGGCGTACCTGCAGCTATCTATGGAGTAAGAAGCCCTGCTGCAATATGCTCTGTAAAGTGCGTCTGGCTGCTCATGACCGACGAAACATTGAAGCATAGGTTAGTAGTAGGGCGATATACCAAACGCTTTCTGAGGGCGATTGTGGCGGCCTATGGGCCTATGTCCAATAAGGTTGATGCTGGAAACGCAGAAATCCTGCGCTGGCTCAGATGGCTTGGCGCTGAGATATCGGAACCGGTGCAATGCGGAATATACAATCTGCCGCACAGGGAATTTTATTTTGACGAAAGAATTTTAAAGGAGGGATAGCATGGGCGTAGGAGTAATGATTGGTGCAACTCTCTTGGGCGGTTATCTGCAGGGACGTGCAGCACGTCAGCAGGCCAACGCACAGGCGGCGCAGGCGCAGGCAAATGCTGATATCGCCTATAATAATGCGCAGAAGCTGCAGGAGCAGGCCGAGAAGCAGGCGCAGAACAATGAAATCAACGAGGAAAACAAACGCCGCAGACTGCTGCAGCTGCAGGGGCAGCAGAGAGCCAATATCGGCGCGGCCGGAATCACGGCAAGCGGCAGTGCATTGGCGGCGATGGCAGACAGCCAGTTTAACCAGGAGCAGGAGCTTGCCTTTGAAAGATACAATGCGCGTCAGCAGGTAGATAATATCTTCCAGCAGAGTACGGACAATTTGAATCAGGGCGATATCTATGCGTCGAGCGCCAGAGCCTACCGTAAGGCAGGCAAGCGCGCTATGATGAACAGCATGCTGCAGGCAGGGCTGAGCGTAGCGGCGAATCTTTACAGTGCAAAGAGTATCGGGGCGTTGAAAGCTGGTGCTTCTGGGCTGAAAGATTACAGCATTGGCGGTTTTACGAAAATGAGCGGACTACCTGCATCGACGGGCGGCGGCATAACTTCTTACGGAACATCTTACGGCAATGCTGCTGGTTGGGAAAAAATGAAATGGTAAAAATGTCATTTTGTACTTTACAAATCGGCAAAGTATGTGTGTTAAAATGATAGTGCGGAAGGGAAGCCATTCTCCCATTTTCATCATACTCTAAAAATTAGCAACGTAGAAAGCATCTGAGGCTAAGCCTTGGGTGCTTTTTGCGTATATAGGAAAGGAGCAGAATATGGCAGTAATTGATGTTTACGAGAACCAGGCAAAGCTCGGTACGCCTGCAAGCCAGACGAGCGGTGTGCATCCTGATATGGGCGGGCAGATGGCGCTGGCAAGGGCAAATGCAAATCTTACCAATACGATGGTCGAGGGAGGGCAGAAGCTCTATGAGCAGATAGCCATTGCCGACGTGATGAAGGCCAACAATGATTACAATATGCAGATGAGCAGGCTGCAGAATGAGCTGCTACAGAATAAGGAAGAGAACGCAAGGGATAACCTTACCAAGTACGAGGAAGGGCGCAAGAAGATTATCAATGGCATTATGCAAAAAGGACCGTCGACGTTGCGTGGCGTTCTGGGAAGCAAGGCTTTTTACAATACCATTGAGCGTGACTGGAGCGGCCAGCGTGCCCAGATGGAACGTTATACCATGGGGGAGATGGAGAAGTACCAGGATACGCAGCTTAACAATCAATACAAATTAGCTTTGAAGGACGTAGCAGTAAACTGGCATAACAATGATGATTTGGACGCTGTTATGCGCCGCGGCGATTTTATGACTGCAGCAAGGTACGCCAACTATGGCCAGGAAAAGATTACTGAAGCCAGAAACAAATGGAAGGCTGCGGTAGCAGAGACGGCAGCGCAGGCAGCTATCAACTCAGACAGCAGCGAAGGATGGACGCGTGGCGGCGAGATACTGCAGGCCTACGGTTATCTTATGGACCCGCAGAAACGAATTCAGTATGACAAGATTATCAGCGCAAGGGAAAAAAGCAATAATCAGCTTAATACCTTTGCCGGCATTTATGCTAAGTATGGCAGTGATATAAACGGCGGTGTGCAGGCGCTCTTGTCTACGCAGACCGGTACGGCAGATATCGCTAAAGGTTTGGCATTTGCACAGGGAGAGGAAGGCAAGGCTTGGGGCAGCAATCAATGCGCCAACTTTGTAAAAAAATATATTCAGACGGCTGGCGGTGATTATGACATTACCAGCAGCCTGGCTGACGGTACCTACCTTAACGCAGAACGTAAAGGGCTGACGTTTAATGACCGTAAACAATTAAGGGACGGAGATATTGTCTATTGGCAGGTAGATGGCAGTAAGTACGCTACGAGCGACAACCCGGATGATGTGCATTCTGACACTAAAGCCTATAAGGGCATTACCCATGTCGGTATATACAATGCCAAGACTGGCAAGGTTATCCAGAGCGGTGAGCATGGAGTGAGTGAGCTGGCGCTGGATGCTGCCGGATATCATACGGTAGGCTACAGCCATATCGGCGGCAGAGCTATGGACGCTACAGAGCGCGAAGAATTAAAAAAAGGTTATATGCAGTACGCGCTGCAGCAGGTGCAGCAGAAGCGTACAAGCACTAACCTTATGGTGGAAAGAGCTTCTGATGAAATGTTTGCTGCCTACAATAATGGCATACGCGACCCGGCGTATTTTGAAAACATGGCCAAACAGATAGCAGGCAACGATTATAGCGCCTATAAAACTTTGCATGCTGTAGCCAAAAGCTTTACATCTTCGGGCGTACACAAATTAACTGTAGGCGAGGCTATGGAAATAGAGGATGCCATAGACAAGGGCGGACTATCGCAGGATGAGCTGATCCAGAAGTTGTCTGATGCAGGCTGCAGCACGGAAACAATTATGAAATACGTGCATATGAATAAGCAGGCGGCGAAAGCTGCAGCTAGGGGCGAAGGCAAGGCATCATTTGACTGGGACAGCGTTATGGAAGCCTTTTACAGTAAGATGGGCGGAAGAAATAAGGTGCCGGAAGCGTGGCGTCCGGGATTGAAGCGGTACGCCAAAAGAGCAATAAACGAATACATAGCTAAAGAAAACCGCACGCCTACCGTAGACTGGGTGATGGATATTATGGAGCAGGGACTGGTTAAGGGCGTTGGCGGTGTTACGATAGAAGGTGAACACTTCTGGAACAGTGATATATCATACAACATGGCACAGCTTGGCAACCATGATATTTATCATATCAGCAATGCAGATGACGGGTACGTCAATGTATGGTTTTATGGCAATGCTCAGCCGGTGCGCATGAGCAAGGCAGCGTTTAAGCAGACGATGGGAGACTAACATTATGGGAACTTTTAATTTCAGTAATATGCAAGGTGGCCAACAGCAGGAAACTCAGAACATTCCGCGTGAATTTCGTCCTGCTGTTGAGCAGGCAAAAACAGAACCGGTCGGCTCTTACAGTAACAACAAAACAGGCTTCTGGGACGGAGTGAAGAATTTTTTCTCCGGCGCTGATGTTGATACCAGTGCCGGCTTTATTGATGAAACCGGAACATGGAACAATGGCACTAAACAGGAGCTTGCTAAATACTATCCTACACAAAAGAGTGCTGAAGAACTTGAAAAGGACAGACTAGGTTCTTTATGGGACAGAGCGTACAAAAAATATCATTACAGCAAAGACGATGTATTGCTGGAAGCAAAAAAAATCAGCGCGGCCACAAACATTCCGGAGAATGCTATCCTGGCTAACGCTGATAATCTGGCCAACGCACGCAATGTATACAATTATCAGCAGAAGGCTATGGACCCGCAGGAGGTGTTCGAAGCCTACCCTGAGCTGAGCGAGCTGGCCAAGCTGAGTGATACCGACGCTGCTATTGCTCTGCATAACTTAAAGAACGTGCGCCAGACTCAGGGCATTATTGAAGCAGCCAAGACCGGCTGGGAGCTTGATAACCTGATGAGTGAGCGCGGCCGTATGGGCTACGCCGCTATGAACGGCAAGGAGCTGACGGATGCTGACATTGCGCGTCTGGGTGAAATTGAAAAAGCACAGAAAAATTCCAAGGAGCTGCCGGGGCTTTTTGAGGACCCGATGAGTGCTATTGTCGGCGGCACAGTGCAGAGCGGCAAGATGATGCTGCGTAATGCTCTTAATGGCCAGAAGATGGGCGTATACGGCGCTGGCTTCGGCGCGCTTCTCGGCGGTATTGCCGGCGGCGGTGCAACGCTGGGTGCCGGTACTGCTGCAGGCGCGGCCGCAGGTGCCAAGATTGGTTATAGCGTCGGCAGCCGTATCGGTATGGCGCAGGATATGTATGACGAAATCGCCGGCAACAATTACCTTGATTATAGAGGTTATAAGGATAAGCAGGGCAGGCAGCTGCTGACAGATAACCAGGCGCGCAGCTATGCTGCTGTAGCAGCAGCGCTGGAAACAGGCATTGAATTCAGCAACGCAGATAAAATCCTGAACGTCATCAAAGGTGGTGCAGGTGCGCAGAGCATCAAAGAAATTATCAGCAGTGCCAAGGACAGCACGGAGCTGCAGAGCCTGCTTGCCGCATATCTGCGTGACAGTGCCAAGAACATCGGAACAGTGGCTATCTCCGAGAGCGCGGAAGAAGGCGTGCAGGAGATGAGCAACAGAATTATTTCTGATGTTGCTGCAGCAAACAATCCGGGCGGTGATATCCCTACATATACGGCAAAGGATGTTATCGTTGGCGGGCTGGAGGCAAGCTGGCAGGCGCTGCCTGCGTCTATCGGCTTTGGCGCTGGTGCGCATGGAGCAAGCACGGTATCTTTTATGCGTCGTGCATCCGCGGCGCTGCAGCTGAAAAGTGAAGAGCAGAAGGCTAACCTGCGTGATGCTAATGGTATATCTATGCTGAGAAGTCTTGCTGAGGATATCAAAAATAATTCTTTGTTTAAAAAATCTCCGGAAGTATATAACGAGGTACTGAATAATCAGCTCAAAGGTACAGAGCTGGAAACTATTAACATAGATACAGAGTACGTCCTTAATCAGCAGGGCGGCTATGAGCTTTTGAAATCTGCAGCAAAGGCAGCAGGCATAGGCGAACAGTATCTTAAAGATATCATCGATACTAAGGCAGACTTGAAAATCAGTACAGCTGATTATGTATCTAAGCTGCTGCCGACTGAAATCGGCGCTCACCTGGAAGACTATATCACATTCAGCGATATCAGCGAATGCCTGGCACGCAACAGAGAATATGCCGGCAGGATGCGCCGTGAGATGGACCGCATATTAGCATATGAGAACCGCCAGCGTGAAGATGCTTTGAATACCTATCTTGATAATAACTTCCATACTCCGGAAACCCGTGAGATAGCAGAGGCCGTATTGCGCCGCTTCCCGGATAATCCCAAGGAAGGCGTAAAGGAAATCAGAAAATCGCTGCAGGCTAAGATTGACGAGCCGCTTAATCAGATTGTCGAAGAGCTGGAAAAGGGTATGGGCAACGGCGTAGCTGTAGTAGAAATCCCGGAATATGATAATCAGATGCGTGGCCGTGGTATCAAGGTAAGCAATAACGACCCATGGTATCAGCGCTACTATAAAGAGAATAAGCATAAGCCCTCTAAGATGGAGCTGCGTGAGCTGGCGCGTGAGATTTGGACCGGCCACAACGAGTATGGGCTCTTTGGCTGGGAAAACCGCACGCCGGAAGATAACCAATGGTATGAGAATAACAAGGTAGCTATGGAAGCAACGGAAGAAGCTATCCGCAGATTGGATGCATTGACTCCCGCTCTGGAAAAAATAGATCCGGGCGAACTCTCTATTACTGAAGGCCTGAGCGAAGAAGGCTTTGAGGTATACCGTAAGCTGCGTGGCAAGCTGGAAGGAGCTGAAAGCAAAGAAGTGCGGCAGGCAGCACAGATGAGTGCTATCCTTGCCGCACGAATGGCAGACCGCATGGCTGAGCTGCATAGACAGGTTGGCCATACTAAATATACTGCGCTTGATTATGCGCGTAGTATTGGACTTATCAGAAGTGAGAGTGAAGCTGCTGAGCAGAAGTTTAATCAGGCAGTAAATGTAGGTATAAATGAAAATACCAAATATAAACTTTTAGATTTAGATGTTTTGCAAGACAATATAGGCACCGACAAAGAAACTCCGGAGGCTAATCAAAAAGCCATAGATTACATTAAACATGTATTAACTGAAAATGAGCCGGTCACTACAAAAGATTTGTCAAGTGTATTTGATTTTAGCAAGATGAGTGAATATGATCAGCGTCATATTGTTTTGGCAAAATCGCAAAGAGGGCGAAAAAACAAAACGGAAAGGCAGGGAAGAAATTTAACCATCAGTAATCCTAGAGAGATTTTGCAAAATGCAGTTTTAGTTGAGATAAATCCATCAAAGCATTCTAATGAAGTAGACAATAAGTTACGTGAGGATATCAAAGGTTCATTGTCATATAGATTTGTTATACCAGTAAAGTTAAATGGACAGGCTCAAACGTTGGTCATTACTGCTATTGGGACATCTGCTAATGTACTAAAAAAATTAAACGAAGTAACTTTATACGAAGTTTACACAACAAAAATCCCGCCATCCCAGAGACAAGCTTCCCTGAAAGATGGCGGGATAGGGGATGCTTCAAAAGAAACAATTCCCTCTGAATATAGTTTAGCAGAGATTTTAGCAAAAGTCAAAGACCTTAATCATAAACCTTATGTTGATAAAGAAACAGGCAAGCTAATAATAGAAGACCAGATGGCTATAGGCTCTATGAAATTAGACCAGAAAGCATGGCATGGCACGCCTTACGATTTTGAAAGGTTTGATATTGGCAAAATCGGCGATGGCGTTGGTGACCAGGTACATGGCTGGGGCCTGTACTTTGCTAAGGATAGAAAAATATCAGAGGCATACAAGGAAGTGCTGGGGGCTGACGCTGGCGCAGTAATTGTAGATGGGGTTACGTACAAAATTGATGAGGAGGGAGATTGGGCAACAGCAGCAGGACAGAAACTTATTGACAATGAGCCGTTAGAATTTGTTTTGGATACGTTTGATGCAATGAGCGGAAGCAAGAATAAGGAAAGTGCAATAAAAAGCTTAAAGGAAAGAATTGCCGGAACCAAAAGAACGGCTAATACAGAAAGCTATATTGCTAAACTAGAAGAAGCGATAAACATTATTGAAAAAGCTGACGTGAAGTACGAAAATACTTCACGCCTGCTGAAAGTGGAAGTTCCAGAAAACAATGTGCTGCTAGATGAGCAGAAGACTTTCATCAATCAAAACAAAAATGTACAAGCACTTTTGAAAAAGACAATAGAATCTTTGAATGAATCACAGTCGGCAAAGTTTTGGGATGATTTACTGAAGATTAAGTTAAGAACTTTTGATAATGCTGGCAAGGTTCAGTTTAAGATTGATGGCTTCAATAAATTAGCAGATGGCATTGGTAAGTTTTTAGAGAGCAATTCTAATAAATTTGGCTACAGAACGCTTGCAAGAAGCTTGGAAAGATACGGATATAGCAAAGAAGAAATCGAAAAGCTAAAGTCAGATGGCGAATATCGTAATCAGGAACAACAGAAGCTCAGAAGTCAGGCTGCTGCTTTAGAAGAAGAATTAGAGCGTGCTAAAGCAGAAGATGCTGCTGCAAAAGAGGAGGTTATCAATCAGGCAAAAGCTGATATTTCCGGTACTTTGGGGGGCATGTTTTCCGGCAACAAGATTTACGATGCTCTGGCGAAGGCTATGGGCGAAGAGGATTATAATTGGCGTGGCGCGTCTGAGCTGCTTAATGAGCACGGAATTAAAGGCATAGCTTACGAAGGTATGAAAGATGGCCGCTGCTTTGTCGTCTTCGATGATAAAGCTGTAGATATCATAGAGCGCTACAACCAATCTGCAGGCGAACGTGCCATGACTGCCAACATGGAGAAGCTGAAGGAAGCAAAAGAAATGCTGGCCAAAGATGCAGATATGAAAACTATCTACCAAAAGACCGGCTGGCATCGTGGCGCTGATGGTAAATGGCGTTTTGAAATTCCTGATAATCTGGATAAAATTAACCTTGCGGAATTGAGGGACAATGAAACAGTTACGCTTGGTCGCATCTATGATAATCCTGCGTTGTATGAAGCTTATCCGTGGTTAGCAAATCTTGAAGTCACTACAGAATTTATGAATTATAACACAGGTGGCTATGCTATAGGCAAAAGAAAAATAGTGCTCAATAGAGGACTAACTGGAGTAAATCCTTTGAAAGCAAGAGAAAGAGAGGAAATGTTGTGGGCAACGCGGGGAGACAGCGACGCAAAAAGCAGTGTAATAAAAGCTTTCGATGATATTGCGAAAGGAGTTTTACCAGAAGACAGTGTTATCGAAAAAATAGCTACAAAGCTAGAAAATAGTTACTTTGGTGTTGATGATGTACCTGATCCTTTTTCCAATGAAGAATTTAATTCTCAAAAATCATATTCCTTGGAAGAAAAGAAAAGAAAGTTGAAAGAACAATTTCAATCTGTTTTGGAAGGTGCCCGCCCTATTGAATCTCAGAAAGAAACGCTCATCCATGAAATCCAGCATATCATACAGAATGCAGAAGGCTTTGCTGGCGGCGGCAGCCCGGCCAGAGTCAATGAACAGATGAAGCGTCAGCTGCAGAAGTACGATGAAGAAATAGAGCGCCTACATCCTAAAGGTAAAGAATATGTTACGGCTATGCTCGAATATGACATAGCTGACTTTGAACATGACACCGGTGAAATTTCCGATGAGGCTTTTACTGATATCAAAAATAAGGTTAAAGAGCTGGAAGACCAGATACCTGAAGAAAAAGTAAAGCGCCTGCAGGAAATCAAGGAGCTGCAGACAGATTTGCAATGGCAAGCTGAAGACGAAAGCTCTAGCGATTATGAAAAATACTTCCGTTTGCATGGAGAGCAGGAAGCCAGAGTAGCATCAATGAAAGCACGGCTCTATACCATGGGCGCAAGCCAGGAAAGAATTGATAACGAAGTGTTGAACGCTATCGATAATCCTATCATTGTATTTGGCGGCAGAAGCTACAGCATGGACTCTGATCAGCGCGGCTTATGGCAGCTCAAAGGCCAGACTGCCTTTAAAACTACCGGCGAGAAGGTTATTTCTCTGTTTAAGGCTGCAGACCAGTCAACCTTTATGCATGAGATGGCTCATATCTATCTGCATGATATGCTGGCGCTGGCAGAATTACCGAATGCTCCGAAGCAGCTGCTGGATGACGTGGCCACGATTAACCGGTGGGCTGCATGGAACGATACGCAATTTGTCAAAGAGTACAAAGGCACTGCTATGGAGAGTGAATTTAAAAAGCTCAACGAGCAGATGAAAACTGCAGTTGCCAAAGGCTCCGTTGAAATCGAAGGCAAGAAAATGACCTTGGAACAGATGCAGCGGCTCTGGATGCAGGAACGCTTTGCCCGTGGCTTTGAAAATTATCTGAAGAGCGGTGACGCACCTACAGAAGCAACGCGCAGTATCTTCCGGCGCTTCAAGCAGTGGCTGACTAAAATCTATCGTGCATTCAGCCAGATTGGCGGTGCTCCGTCCAAAGAGGTTAAAGCAGTTATGGACCGTATGATTGCCAGTGAAGATGAAATCGACATTGCTATGAGGAAAAAAGGCGTAGATGATTTTGCCGAAAGCGGCGGCATGGATTATCTGGAAGGAAGCACGAAGGACGTATATCGCCGTATGGTAGAGCGCGCCAAGGCTGACGCTGAGGAAAAGGTGCTCAAAATAGCACTGAAGGATGTCAAGGAAGATTACCGGCAGCAGGAAAAGGAACTGTTTGAGCGTGAAGAAGCGGAATACCATGAGAAGCTGGCCGCAGAACCGGTATTTATTATTCAGGAGCATATCAAGAATAACCCTGATATGAGCACGTCTGTTATCTGCGAAACACTGGGCATGAACGTGGAAGATTACGTTAAGAAGCTTAAAGAGTATGGCGGTAGCTTGGATGCTGCGGTAGAAGCTCATATGAAAGAGTTTAAGGAGGGGATAGATAACAGTGGCATAGATGCTCAGTATTTCCGCGAACGCGCGGAAGAAGTCGTGCAGGAGAGCAAATACCGTAAGCTGGCCACGGCGATGGAGCTGGAAGCGTTTGAGCGCATTGCCAAAAAGCAGCGTAACCTGACTACCCAAATAGAGGCTGAAGGCAAGAATGATGCTGCAGAAAAAGGCGTCATTAAGACGGTAGACAAGATGACCAGGCAGAGCAAGCAGATAGAAGAGCTTACTGCAGAAACAAAGGGACTGAAGCAGGATAAGCGTGAACTGCTTGCTAACGTGCGTGGCCTGCGTGATGCAGCACTCAGCCATTACAAGGACTATGTGCAATTCGTTGAGATGAAGCTGGAGGTTATGCCTATTGAGGACGCCAACAACTACCAGATGTGGCGCAGAAAGTCGGCGCAGGCGCAGTACAATTCTGAGCAGTCTCTTATCAAAGGCAACTGGGATAAGGCTGTCAAATACAAACAGGCTCAGCTGATCTATGATATGTTTGCTGACAGAGCTGTCCGCAACGCCAAGCAGATCAAGAAGATTGAAGATGGCCTGAAGCGTAAGCAGCAGACTATCAGCAAGGCGAAGAACATATCTGCAGATGAACGTTATGCGTATAATCATCTTATGTATGTGTTTGGCTTTTCTGACGCAGACGCGCCGGTACCGCCGCATTATGAGGGCATCATGGAAGTGCTGATGAAAGCAGATGCTACAAGGGAAGAAGGCGGCCTGATGCTGGAGTCGCCATTCTTCGGACCGGATGGCCAGACCAATCTCCCTGAATGGTTCCTGCAGGCGGCGATGAACAGCAATAAACGTAAAGCAGGGCATAAGGATTTAAGCAATATGCAGGTTGATTTGGTGGCACAGGTTATGCATATCATCTATAAGCGCGGTATGGATAATATGAAGCTGGCTACGATTAAAACCAAGGACGGCAGAACCCTGACGGTTGATGAAGCAGTTGCTGAGATTGAAGGACAGGTGCGCCAGCGTATGGTGGAGCGCGCCAACACTGACCCGACCGGTGCCAACAAAAACAGATGGCAGGATGATGCTGCAAACTTTATCGACCAGGCTGACAGAGTGCTGATCAAGCCGGAGGTAGAGCTGAAGAAGATGGGTGATGTGGCGCTGCGGTATATCTACGACCCGCTGAAGGAAGCTGCAGACAAAGAGCTGAAGATGGCCGTGAATATGCAGAACAAATTAAAAGGACTGTTCGATGCTTACTCTCCCGAGGAACTGGCAGATATGCGTAACAAACGACGCTATGCTTTTGGCTCGTCGAAGATTACCAAGGAACAGGCGATTATGATTGCGCTTAACTGGGGCACTGAAACGAACCAGCAACGCGTTCTGGACGGCTATCACGTCAACGTAGCGCAGGTTAAAAATGTGCTGCAGTATCTGGATGAGCGCGACTGGAACCTCGTCAACAGTATCTGGAAGCTTTACGATATACATTGGGACCAGATAAGAGAGATTGAAGCACGCATGACCGGTGCCGTACTGCAGAAGCAGGAAGCCAAAGGCTTTGTTGTTGTTGGGCAGGACCGAAAAATCTATACCTTAGATGGTGGCTACTTCCCTATTAAATACGATCTGCGGGATTTGCGTACGCAGGAGCAGGCTGACGCTGCACAGCAATCGGCAATGAGCAATATTGCAATGTCTTTAGGCAAGGGATTCCTGAAAGAACGTACTCAGCATAAGGTTGAGCGCAGGCTGGATCTTAGGTTTGAAGTTATCAGCGGTAGCATTACGGACGTTATCCATTTGGTAGCGTTCCGTGAACCGGTGCGTGATGTGCGCCGTATTGTCCTTAACGATAATTTTAAAAACCTTGTCTATAATTACCTTGGCCAAAACACCTACAAGAACATCAAAAAATGGACGGCGGATTGTTGGGCAGAAGAGCCGGTACCGAGAACAGCTTATGAAAAAGCTATGGCCAACTTACGTAATGCTCAGACTATGGGAACGATGGGCTTTAGGGCAACAACGGCGTTGCTTAATATTGCCAACGTACCGAGCGTAGCTCATTATATGGGTGCTGTAGAAATGCTACATGCGCTCAAAAAATTCTACTCCACTCCACGTCAATATGCAGACTTTGTTTTCCAACGCTCCGTATTTATGGCAGAGCGTGCGGAAACAATGGATGCAAGCATCCGTGATGCCATCAAAGGGCCTAGCGTTATTGATAAAATGCCTGGTATGGGCAAGGCAAGCGACGCTATCAAAAACAATGCGTTTAAGATGATTACCTGGACGGATTTAATGCTGGCGTTACCGCTATGGCAACACGAGTACGAAAAGGTATATAACAAAGAAGCAGAGGCAGGGCGCAGCCCGCAGCAGGCAAGAGAAGCTGGCGTTAACGCCGGAGACGCGGCGGTGCGCTGGTGCTTTGGCAGCGGCCGCACGGTAGATAAAGCTGCTATCCAGCGCAAGAGCGGTGAGCTGATGAAACAGCTTACGATGTATTATAGCTACAACTCAACCGTGTATAATGCACTCAATTATAAAATATGGGAAGCGAAGGTTGGATATAAAAAGGCTGTAGCTGAAAGCACGAAGCATAAAAACCTTGCACTGATGAAAGCTGTAACTCATGCTGGCGATGCGCTTTTGATGTGGGTATTATTACCAGCAGTTATATCCGCTATATTGCGTGCTGGCGCTAGTGGCGATGATGACGATTGGAAGATTGAGAAGCTATTAAAATCTACAGGCAAAGAAACGCTGACCGGTATTGTCGGTGGTATTCCAGTATTGCGTGACGCGGTGCCTTATCTTATGGCCAAGGTATTTGACGAAAAACAATACGCTCCGAAAATACCGGTGCAAAATACTATTGAACAGACCAACAGGGTTATTCAAAGCATCGTCAGCGACAAGAAAACTATTAGCGACACAGTGCGAGAGATGGGTAAACTGACAAGCCAGGTTACAGGCGCACCCAGTACGCTGATAGATAGCTTTGCAACTACCTTACAGTATTTTGAAAATGGCCTGGATGATAGCATAGCGGATTACCTGCGTGCGCTGATTTTTGACAAAAAACTAAAGAAAAAATAAAATTTGCAGATTTGTACTTTACAAAACTGCATTTTGGCCGCGTTAAAATAGTATTGTCAAAAGGTGACAACAAAAAACATGTGCAGCAAAAAGCCTCGGAGCAAAAGCTTCGGGGCTTTTTGATTGCAGGAAAGGAGTACTAAATGACGGTACAAAAAGATATTGTTAAAAACATTTATGTTGGAAACAGTTCAACAACTGTTTTCCCGTTTACATTTGAGTGCCCTAGTAGCCATCCTGAGTATATCAAAGTGTATATCGCTGAAAACAGTAGCGAATTAGTGGAAACAACTAATTTTAACGTAGACATGGGTAAGAAAAACATTACTTATCCTGCTGCTGGTGAACCTTTGGCAGCAAATAGTCAATTGGTAATAATGCGCGAGTTGCCAATCTACCAATTAATGAACCTTATTAATAACGGGCCGTACTTCGCAGAAGACATTGAAACTGCTTTTGACGAAGGGATTATGATTATGCAGCAACTCTACGGCAATGTAAAGCGTTGCATAAAAATCTCTAATGCGGAGGATGCAGACAAAATAAATCTGACTATACCGCTTAACAAAGACGAATTTATCAAGGTGAACCAGGACGGCACGGGTTTTGAAACAGAATCATACGACCGCCTGCGTCAAGACGCAACGGCAGCAGTAGACGCGACTGTAAAGCAGGACGTTAAAGATTACATAGAGACCCACCCTGAATACGTTACTACGGTGATGCCTGAATCTGTTGATGAGCCTAAGCTTGCCCCTGCCCTCGCTAAGAAAAAAGCAAGCTGGTATCAGAGTGTGGAAGATATGAAAGCTGACAGGCTGCTTAAAGTGGGTATGACAGCGTGTACCTTGGGCTACTATGAGCCTAACGATGGTGGTGCTGGCACTTACTATATCCGTGCTAAAGCTGAGGGTGATGTAGATGATGGTGGCTCGTTGCATGAGCTGGCGAATGGGAATGTTGCGGAGCTGGTGGTGGAGAATGGTACAGTAAATACAAAACAATTAAATTTATCTAAAGATGATACTGATGGTAAAAATCTTGAGAAATTAGTTGCAGCAATCAACAAAGGTTTTGCTATTAGATTTTTAGATTTATACAGAGTTGTATGTACAGAAACGCAAGAATTAAAGAAAGACCTTGTTTTTATCGGTGAAAATTCTA